CCAAGCAGCCCGTCTGTCACACTGGCCGTAATGTCTCTTAGCACTTGCTCCCACCTCCGATCTTACTTTTCTTGAAACTGGCCAGCGCCTTCTCAAATTCAGCATGCGTCACCTGTTTCCCCGGACGCCATCCCTGGGCCACGCACACGCCGCTTATAAAGGCGTTAGGCACCCTGTATTTTTGAGCCAATGCTTCAATCGTAGCTGTGGAAGTCTCTAAGACTTCCTCCTCTGGAGTTTTCTTTGCCATTTGTTATATCTCCTTTTCGATTTCGAGAATGTCCACATTTGAGATACGCGCAAGGCCGGTATCCCGGTAAACCCCGCCATCAAATATCACGCTGAGACTTGTCACAACCTTGCCTCGCAGCCAGGTATCATCCCCATCCTCCCAATCGGCGGCATCTACATCGATGGCAACATAATTACCATCAATATAGACACCCTTGTCCAACGCCAGTAAAAACGTGGTGACAAATTCGTCCACCTTCTCCGGCTGGGAATCGCCAATGTGAACGGTGAAGGTTGTCTTGCGGTCAAAAACCTTTGTCCTCTTTCTCCGCGCCCCTGTTTCGTCTTCATAAAACTTTTTTGAGCCGTTTCGGGCAAGGTCGTCCGTGCCAAACAATACCGCACATATTCGGGGGGAAAGGGCGGCTTCCAGTGCTTTGCGGCTGGTGATCGGTTTCGCTTGCATTCCGATGGCATTTAGCTTATCAACCAGATAATCCCTGCATTTCAGTACCATGCTCAGTCCTCCGCAAAGTAGTCTTCCAGCATGCCCTTGAGTTCCCCCTGATCGTCCTCCGACAGCCCCAGGAAGGGCCGCGCCGGGATGGTGATCCTTACTGTTTTCCCGGATTTGGTCTTCTTGATCTTCCGGTTCTTCGCCCCCAGCTGATGCGTGGATGCATGGATAAGATTTGTGCCAACGGCGAAGCCGTCCGCAGTTGCTGTTGTTTTGATGGAGTTGCGCAGCCGCGCCTTGTTCACCAGCGTCAGGCCGCCTTTTGCTGCCGCCCGCTTGGATTGCTCCCACTTCTTCCCGTCCGGGCCGCGCTGCGTCTTAAACCGATCTACCGTAGATTCCCGCACAGCCTCTCCCAGTGCAAGATTGATGCGCTTTTTATCCATGCTGCCCAGTTTATTTACACGGCGCAGCAGGGCCTTTGTGTCGCCCTCCAGCTTGATGCTGTACATAATCAGAACCCTCGGAGTTTGTCTCTGGAGAATTTGCGCGGGGAGGAGGACATATGAAACCCTGTTGCGGCGGCCTGTCTTTGATCGGAAACGCCGATATCCACGGTTCCAGCCGCCAGCAGCTCCAGGAAGCGAACTGCGGCCTTATATCTGGTGAGAATGTTATTTTCCCGGCCATCCTCCTTCAGGCCGATCCGCGACCACAGATTGTAGAGGGAGATGTCCTTTGCCAATTTGTTGATGGTCTTCAGGCCATACTGCACGGGGATCGTGTAGCGCTTTGCCAAATATCCATTGATTTCTGCATCTGCATCCTCAATGACATCCTTGATGATCACCGCCGCCTTTGCCTCACGCTCCGCCGCATCCTCAACAAATTTATCTGCAACGCATGCATTCAGCGCATCCTCGTTCAGCATGGCCCGGACCTCTTCCACCGTGCAATATGCCATAATCTCACCTCGTTTTTCTCAAATAACCTGTCCGCGCTTATGTGGTGCCATCGCTGCCGATTGCCATCTGCCAAAATCCATACCCCGCATTGCCGCGATAGTCCACGCCATACAGGTATTCCTTTTTCATAAATACATTAGGATCTGTCTCGTTCGTGAGGCTGACAAATTTGGCGGGGCTGCGCTTTTGGAAGATCATCGGCTTCAGCGGGCGGCTGGTATCCATCAGGAACCAGGAAGTATCCGCGCCAGCCAGACGGGGCGCAATCATAAGCTCTGCGGTGCCTTGCATGGTATTCTTTGTCCCATTGATATAATCCGCCACAAGAATATCCCGTGCCGTGGCCTCCAGCGCGGGGGGTGCCACCAGCAAATCTGGAATCAGCGCAAGGGGTTCGCCCTCCTCGTTTTTCAGGGACATCATCTTCGTTCTTGCCTCAATGTAGGCCGCCAGGGTCAGCTTTGCGGTCATTTTGTTGGAAGCTGTTGCTTTGCCGACCTTATGTGCATCGGAGAAGAAGGGCTGTCCATCAAAACATTTTCCAGCAAAGCCGCTTTTCAGCAGGGAGAAAACAAGCTTGTCCGGATGCACTGCAGCGGACTGTGCCAGCATCTGCACGTTGGGGGAATACAGGCCGATTGTATCGTCCTCGATCACGTTTCTGGGAATGCCAACCGTCAGCTCAAAGTCCTTGTTCTTAATGGTATAGCCGGAAGCGGACAGGTCCTTGATCACACGGTCACCGACCCATTCCCGCATGCCGGGGAGATCTCCAAGCCATGCATATGTTTCAATACCAGTGGTGGAGGGAACCTCCGTGGAAATACGCGCATACTGGGTCTTTTGTTCCGCAAAAGTCTTGTTGAACAAAGTGTTATACCCAACAAAAATCCCCCGCAGCGTTTGTGGTGTAATTAGCATGATATGTAATTCCTCCTGTTTTCTTAGCCTGTTAGTTCAGTGCCGGATTGATCTCCACCGCAACCCCGCCATCCTCAAAGCCAACCACCAGCCCCGCGATGGAGCTTCCAGTGGCTAGGGCGGTGACTGTATGGTCATCCTCGATGTAACAGGGTTTCAATACGTGGGCGGCTCCCAGCTTGTTGGCGGCTGTGGCGGTATTATCAAAGATGAACGCGCCACGGGTTACTGTGATGGTGGCCGCGCCGTCCGCGCCGCTGTTGGTGATTGTCTCCTCCGCCCGGCCTGCGGCAATCAGGTTCGCCGCCTTCTCCGCAGGAACTGCATAGCCGCCTTTCAGCGCGACCAGCGCCCCCTGATAAATGGTGGCTTCAGCTGCCACAGGCAGCACCAAGGTTTTTCCGCCCAGGGCAACTTCATTCGTTTTTCTTTCAGCAGTCAGTGCCATTGGTTAGATCTCCTTTCCGTACTTTTCAATGTCCTCGGCAGAGACGCCGATGCTCTTGCAGATTTGCAATGTGGTTTCACTTGGGGCCGTGCTGCGCTGGGGCGCAGCTCCGCCGCCCAGCTCTCCCATGGGCACTACCTGTGGGGCCTTCTCCATAAAGCCATCAAACCCGGAGCGGTCTTTCAAAGCGTACTGCAGCGCCCAGGGCCTTTGCGCGGCTGTAATCTTTCCGGAGTCCAGCGCCAAATCCACAACCTGTTCGGCATCCTGCCGGTCCAGCCGCAGCTTCAGGGCCGCCAGCTCTGTGGCAGCGGGGGAATGCTTCAGGGCAACGATGGCCGCTGCCGCGTCCTCTGTCTTTGCCCTCGCCGGGATGCCCAACAGGCCGCAGATCACCTTGTTTGCCAGAATTTTGTCCTCATCCTCCGGGGGTGCTGCAGGGTCTTCTCCCGGCTCTTTGCTTTTTTCTATCACCGCTGTCAGTGCGGTAACGGCATCTTCTTCGGTTGCTTCGGCGGGCAGGCCAAGCGCCGCAACCAGTTTCTCCAACAGTTCCATATTGTTGGTTCCTCCTTCGTTTTCTTCCATTTCCGGGTCATAAGCGTTGATAATTGGGGACATCCCGTCAATAGCCGGGGAATTGGTCAGGGCCACAGAATGCAGGGAAATTGCTTTCATGTCGGAGTTGCGGACTACCACGACAGGTGAGAGATAGCGGTATTCACGGTTCTCCAAGTATTCCTTGGCTTTCCCTGTCCACTGCACGTTGGCGCAGACAGCCCCATCCGCCAGGAACAGATTCTTAATCCACCCTCCAGCCGGGGCCTGAACATCTTTCAGTGTCTGGTGCTCATAATCCACAACAATGTCGATGCCGCGCCCTTCGAAGTGGTTCTTCATCTCACGGAATGATTCTTCATCCACATAGAAGTTCCCCTTCTGGCTTTTGACCAGTCCGAGGGGCAGCAGTTTTATCGTCTCCGGTGCGCCGTCAAGCTGCCCCTGATTGCAGATAAATAGTTGCGTCTGTCTCACGGTTTCCTCCTGTGCCGCCAGAACGGGCGTTATCACGCGTGATAACGGGTACTTTGCGGCAAAGTAATATATTTACCCCATGATTGTTTTAGGCGGCACAGCGCGCGATTTAGGGGGTGTGTGCTAGCTGCTCTGTTGACGGCTCTCGTATGCCTTCACCAGCGCCTCGGGGTATCCGGATAGATCTGGTTCCCAAGTGGATTTTGCAGGGTTTGTGGAGAAGCGGGGATCTGGCATCGTGGCCGTAAATCGTCCGTCTGGCAGCATCGCCCCTTTTGGGGCCTCCGTTTCCACGATCAAGCCGCGCTGCTCCACTTGCCGCCTGGATAAGCTGGTTACGGTGCAGCGGCATCTGTACCCATTCGGCGGAAACCAAGTATCCCAAACTGAATCATCCGCAGGGAAAACCCGTCCGTTCATGGCCAGATGCTCCGGGCGGGTAGCTTCATCCGTCACAGCGTTGTACTGCCAGAATGGCCGCAGCTGCATCACAACCGGATCTGTCATCTGGTTATAATGGCCTGCCTGATATGCCGTCTGAATGTTGTTTTGAAAAATGTTCTCCGCTTGGTAAGCCGACACCTTTTCTTTCTTTGTATATCCCTGTTCCTCCAGAAAGGTGTTCATGTTCTTGCGGAAGGCTTCTACTGTAGTACCTTCCTCCAATGCACTTAGAAGTTCATCTTGGAACTGCTGCAGCGCTTCAATCGAAGTATAGCCCGATACGGTGAACGCCAAGTTTTTGTACTTGTCCGCCAGTTTCTCAAACTCTTTCGCGGTAATCGGCACCTTGCCGCCGAAAAACTCTACCGCCTCCTCGAAAGTAAAGTCCGTGTTGCGGGAGATAATGCTTTCGATGTTATCCATCCTCATGCACCCGCCCTTCCAGATCGGCCAGTATCATGCTGCGCCGCAGTAAATACTCAAACTCTGGCACCACCATATCCCCGAGAAGCTTGCGAACAAACGCTTCATCTTCCAGCTTGTCCTTCAACTCCTCCAAAGAAAGTCCGCTGTCCAGCAGCGCTGTAATCGGCTCAAACATTTTTTCAAACATGGGACCGCTGACGCTTGTGGCAACCGCCGCAATCCTGTCCACCTCCTCCTGTGAGCCGTGTGGCTGCAGCTTGCTCGTTAGGGGCAGCTTGGTGGTGTTTAGGTAGGGATAGGCCGCCCCCGACTGCCGGGGCCGTTCCACAACCTCCTCACCGTCTTCCGGTTTGGGGATGGCGAACTTCTTGTACAGGTAACTGGTGGGGATTTTTAGCCCAATCTCCCCGATCAGCGTTGCCAGGATTTCCGCAGATTCCTTTAGGTCCTCCGATTCCTCGCAGTCAAAGCGGATGGAGGGGATACGGGTATCTTCGCCGAAATTGAACAATACCAGCGGGCGAATCAGGTCACGCCGCAGGGTGGCCGCCAGCGCCTTACAATCCGCAACAGTCAGGTCATGCCGCACCTCATTGTGAGTTTTGCTTTGGGCATAGCTGCCGCTGCCGGAATCACTGGTGAGCGTCTGCCCCAGGATGGCCTTGCTCATCTGCTCATCGCAGTACCGGGCCAGCCGCTCATAGATGTCCGCCGAGGATACCTTGGACGCTTCCTTAAATTCGATTTGTGTCCCGTTTGGTATCATGCCTGCCGCATCGGTGCCGATATTGATCAGCGCCTGCATGAGGGCGGTCTTGTCCGCCTCGCTGGCGCTTACATCGTAAGTGCCCAGGCGCAGGGGCATGCCGTACACCTCGCAGAAGCTCACCCAGTCCTTCAGATCGTAGTTTTTGAATAGGTACATCCAAGCCACTACACGCAGCACTCCGGCACGGGAGGGGTGTCCGCTTCGCGCCTTGTACCGATGCAGAATGAATTTGTTCCGTGGGACAAACTCCCCAGCCGGGCAGTCCTTCGTGTAGACCTTCAGCGCATCATTTTCATCCCAGAGAAACCGCTTCTGGTGCCGATGCTTAATTTGCTTTATAGCAGTGAATCCGTCATCATAGCCCCAGATGATTTCCGATATTGCAATGCCTTTATCAATGGCGTCCAGCAGATCCATCATCACATCTTCAATGCCTTCAATGCTGTTGAGCTGCTCCTGCACAAATTCAGCTATGAGTTTGTCCGTAGCATTGTCGGTGTCAAAGGGGAGTATCTCGAAGTCCAGTCCTGTAACGGCATTTTTGCGGGTCTGAAGCTGGGAAAAGAGGTGGGGGTCTTTCTCTTCCATCTCCTCAAATAGCTCCATCTGCGCATAGAGGTCGCCTGCGTCAGCTGCCTTAAAGATTGCCGCCAGTTTTTCAGGTGTCAGCCCATTGCTGGGATAAGTAGAGTACTTATCCTGAACCAGCGCCACAGCGATTTCACGGCGCTCAGGCAGCGGAGGGGGCTTAGGCGGGGGCACATTCCGTGGCTGCTGCTTGGGATACTTCGCTTTCTTGTGCTTGCTCACTTTACCGCCTCCTCAATACGCTCCTCTGCTCTTAAATCCGCGCTCACGGGAAAGAACGCTGGTATATTCAATCCGGCCTGTGGTCTTCATGTCCATTGCAAGCTTAACCGCCATCTGCAGGCCATCCGGGCCATCATCGTTCTTGCCCATGGGGTACTCCGTCATCTGCTTCAGCAATGTCTTGTGCTTCTTGCTGAACTTGAGATAGCCATTCTTTACGAATGGTTGCAGGGACTGAACTCGGGCGTCTTTATTTTGTACGCTGTTGATCTCCTCAATCGGGAGGTATTCGCCAACCTCGGCGGCCCGCTGCCGCATGATCTCAGCAAAGTAATACTGGAACTGCACCGTCTCAACGCCGAACTTGTAGAGGGGCTTCTTGTAGTCCCGCTTGAGTCGTTGGCTGTTCTCAAGGGCGTCCTCAATGATCTTGTCGGGCTTGCGCTTCTCAATGTCAGCAATAACGATGTACATGTACCCGGTGAGGGTGTCCTTTGCGATAAAGATGAGCGAGGAGGTGTCCGACTTCTTGTTCTTGCCGAGTGACGGGTCGTTCGCGCCGATGAAAATGAAGCGTGGCTCCGAGAAGTCCGGGGGGAGCTGCCCGTCATCGTAATAGTCGAACCATTCCTCATTGAAGGTACAGTTTTCCGGGTCGATGGGGTCGTTCTGGATTTCCGAGTTGAACGAGGCCTCTCCCTCCGAGATGCGGATGACCATGAGGTCGTAGTAGGAGAGCTTCTCCTCCCACAAGACCGCCGTGCCCCGGAGCATGTCGGCCCGGTTCGCTTCAAAGAACGCCCGGGCGTCTTCCTGCCGAGCCTCGTTGGCGAGGTCAGTGTAGATGCCCTCCCAGACGTCCCACAAGGCCATATCCTCCGCAAAGGAGATAACACCCCGGTATTTGACCGACTTGTAGCTTGGATTCTGCGCAACGTTGGCCAGCAGCGCGTCATAGTGGAGCAGGGTGCCGATGTAGACGATGTCGGTGTAGGTGTCACCCGACTTGCTGACCGCCTTATAAAACCAGTTGCGAAGTTTCTTGCGCTGGTCAGGGGTATTGACGTTCTCGTCATTCTCCAGATCATCGCAGATGATGAGATCGGGACGCCATTGCTTGTGGCGGCGTCCGCGTATCTTCTTGCCCGCACCCAGGGCCTCGATCTTGACCCCGTTGGTGAGCAGGATGACCGATGCCTTCCAGACCTTTCCCACAAGGGCGCCGAAGTCCTCACGGATTGCTGCGTTCTCCTCAATCTCGGTCTTGATGTCGGCCAGGAAGCCCTCGGCCTGGTCCGAACTGTCCGAGAGAATGATGATATAGTGCTTGTAGGAATATACGGAGGCATGAAGGGCGTCCTTGAAGGTGAAGTTTGTGCTCTTGGCATGACCGCGTGGGGCCTCAATCGCACGGCGGCACCCGTCCGCCCGGTTGATCTGCAGCGCGGCATCTGTGGGGTCGAGCTCCTTCATGACACCCTCGAGCCAGATGGTGTCAAGCTCACCGTGGAACTCTGGGGAGGGCCGGGCGAAGTAATGCGCAAGGTAGGCCCGCCCGAAGTATTCCAGGTCAATCGCCCCGAGCTCCCGGCGTAACCCCTTCGGCCCGGTCAGCTCCTTCCCGGCCTTAAAGTCCCGGAGGAGCTGCGCCCGATGTTCGGGGAAATTGCTGCCTTTGGTGACGTACTCCTCAAAGAGCCCGCGCTGGTAGTCCCGGTTGGCAACTGCTTCGCGGTCTTCTGGCTCGTCAAGCCGCTCCAGATATTCATCGAGGTCAATCTTCGACATCCACGACCACCTTCTCCCTTGCCCGGGCCAGAACATCGCGCAGGTCGCCCGCCAGCTCGGGGTGCTGTTTGATCTTCGCCATGAGCTCGGCCTCCATCTGGTCGAAGGCAAGTTCTGCCTTCTTCTTCAGTTCCTGCCGGACACGCTTCTCATAGGTGGCATTTCGGGCCAGAGAGGTGATCAGCCGCCCGGCTTTGTCCAGAGGCATCTCCAGAAATTCCTCCTCTGCGGTGGAGACGCGCTGCATCAGGCCATCCATGAGCAGAATTTCCCCCGCCTTGGTATAGTCAAGGTCAGGGTGCTGCTCCACAGCCTTTGCAATGGCTTGGGTGCGCTGCAAGGTTTCGGCAACCCGCTGCGCAGCTTGGGATGTGCGGATGGCGTAGCGGCCAATGGCCGACTTGCTGATGGTGTGCCCTTCACTTTCAAGCCATGCCGTCAATTCCATGTAGGTGTTGGTTTTATCAGCAAGCTTAATGTCCAGCTGCATTTTGATGTCATCCGGAAGCTTGTCAATGGAGGAACTGATTCGCGTCCGCCGCCGCTCCCCCTTACTCTTAGACATCTATGCCGGGATCATCGATGGTGCCCTCAACAAGGTCAACACCTTTTTTGGTCAACTGGATGACTGTATCATTGCGGTACGCGCTATAGGCGTTGACCTTGCGGTTGGTAAACGCAAGGTAGCCGCCGTCCTCCAGATAGGCGAGCTGCTTCCCGATGTCCGGAGAGACAATCAGATTGTCAGCCATAAGCGCGTTGGTGATCTGCCGGACAAGCATCGTGCTGGCGTTCGCCCTTGCCAGCGCCCGGATGATGTACCCTCGGATCGCCTTGTTGCGGCCAACGGTCTGCTCGGTGGTGTCGTCAAGATAGGCCATGTGTCTTTATCCCTCCCTTGCCTGGTTGCTCCGATAGAGGAGCTTGTCCAGTTTTGCATCAATGTTATTTGTGACACGGATGAAGCTCTCCTGTGTGACATAGACCAAAGGGAGGTCAGCCTTAAGATCATTAAGCTCTGCCCGCACCTTTTCAATCCTGTCTGCGTGTTCCTTGTCCACGTTCTTCAGCTCCGCGATGGAGGACTTAATGCCATCCATCGCGTTTTTCATGCCCCAGGCGGCTACCCCGATGATTCCGGCGATGGCCGTCTGCAGGATATACATGACAATGGTTGCCATATCCATGTATCCGCCCCCTACTGCCCGGCGGAGAACTCAGCTGCAGCATTGTCAGCGGCCTCGACAGGGACTCCATATGTGAATGTGTCTCCTGCAATGGCAGCCAATCCTGCGGAATTCTTTAACTCCAGCACCGTGCTCTCAATAAGATTGTGCAGATAATCATCGAAAGAGCCGAGATTCTTCGTGATGGTCTGCTGGGCGGTGGGGGTGACCTTCGCCTTGATGTCATTAAAGGCTTTGGTTCCGAGGGCGAGCAGTTCCGCCCGATTTGTCGAGCCGTCCTTCACGGCTTCGCGCAGGGCCGAGGCCGTAGTCTGCTCAGTCGCCGTAACCGTAATCGTGGCCAAGGTTTTCACATCGGCCAGGGCATCCTCCAGGAGCTTGCGCTGTTGCTCATTGGCGATCTGTGCGGTCTGCACCTTTGCCTTGGCGATGAGCTTGTTGATGCCGTACATTGCATAGGCACCCAGGAGCGAGATGACCGCCAGGGCAAGTCCGGTGAGAACTTCGACTGCCATGCTTTGAATTGCTTCCATGTTGATTTCCTCCAAACAAAAAAATAAGACCATGAGTAAAACTCATGGTCTTAGGGTACATCACAATATTGGAAGTTTACATACGTAGTACTTCTGAGTTTTAGTTCTAAGAGTCATCATCGAAAAAACCAAGTGATATTTGCCCATCAAGGTGACCCCTGCCGCAGAGCTGTTGCACCCACCTCTCAGTAACGCCGTATTTCTTTGCAAGCTCCAAGTGGTTGCAACCGTTGAATTCTTCTTTGATGCGGGCGTCACGAATAGGGCGGACAACGCTTTCAGATTTTGGGATGTAGACCGTTGCGCCGCCGATAACCTCAGTGAGCCGGTAGAAGTTATCCACCCCGATAGCCATGGCAATTTTTTTGTAGAGCCCCTCTGGGATCATCTCCGCCGTCAGCTCATGGAACATATCATCCATGGGACTACACCCCCCTTTCACTGAATCACTCTTTGAATACGTTGTTCATGATACCGAAAAATTCCCCCACCGTCATTGGCTGGCCGAAGCGTTCCGCCCAATACGCGGGGCTTCCGACATAGCCAAGTTCCTGGAACCTCTCCAGCCCGTTGCGCTGCCAATCAGGATACTCAGCCAAGGGATCAACTTCGGCCTCCTCCACTGCTTCCATGGCCGCTTCGGTCTCCAAAATCTTGTTGAGGATGGCTACAACCTTCGCGCCGTATCCAGTTCCGGGGACGGCCCAGCCTTTGCCATTGGGGTTGTCCGCCGCCCCCAGCCACTCCACACAGGGGGCGCTGCCCCTTGTCACAAGGCTAAACCGGGGATCAACACATTCATTCACCAGCGCGGCGGTAGAAGCGTAGGCTTTGAGGTGCTGAATCTGTGCCCGGACGCCCATCCGGGGAGAAGAGAAGCTGGCTGCGTTGCCTGTTGCATTGCCATTGAGTGCACCGATTCCGGCGTAGTTATTCATGTCGCCGGTTACAATCCCGCCATACTTAAAGTAGCCCGTTTCGTGGAGGCTTTGCGCCCAGGCGATGTCACCCCGGACCCCTTCAGCGATGCCTTCTTCCAAGAACATACCTGCCAACTCCTC